GCCCATAAGCCTAGGCGGCAAGGGTAGCCCGCACAATTCGGGAGTGGCTATTGACAGCGGGCAAGCTACATTGGTCAACGCAACAGTTAATCTGGCGCAATACGGCCTACGTTGGGGCGGAACATTCAGTAAACCCGATCAAGTACACATTCAAATGGCCAATGCAAGTTAATAAATAGTATACTATGACTACATTCTACCGAGGCTTCAGCACCGCAAACCGAGCTAAAAAATTCCGTACTACGGACATTGATTTGGTCAAACAAGACTTGATCAATCATTTCAGTATTCGAAAAGGCGAAAAGCTCATGCAACCCAACTTTGGTAGCATAATATGGAGCATGTTGTTCGAGCCCTTGGACGATACCACAACCCAATTGGTAATTGACGATGTCGAGCGCATTGTGGGCTACGATCCCCGAATGATATTGGATAATATCCAAGTAACCACTCAAGATAACGGAATACAAATAGCGTTAGACATGACTTATATTCCGGAAAATCAAGCCACATCACTTACCTTACAGTTCAATCAAGACAGTAAATCGCTGACCACATCCGGCCTTTATTAATAAACTACATAGTTTATTTTTGCAATAAATATAAAATAATGGGTAAATTCGGATGTCTATAACTACACGTCAAACAAATCTTTTGGTCAATCAAGATTGGACCAAACTTTATCAGACTTTTAAACAGGCTGATTTTCAGAGCTATGATTTTGAAACATTGCGTAAAGCAATGATTGACTATCTCCAAACCTACTATCCCGAAGACTTCAATGACTTTACTGAAAGCAGCGAATATGTTGCTCTAATAGATTTGATTGCATTTTTGGGACAGAGTTTGGCGTTTAGAACCGATTTAAACGCACGTGAAAACTTTATTGACACTGCCGAGCGTCGCGACAGTATACTAAAACTGGCACGACTAATCAGCTACAATCCCAGCAGACACATCAATGCCAGCGGACAATTAAAAATTGACAGTGTGAGCACCACAGAAAGTGTATTTGACAGCAACGGACTAAACCTAAGTAATCTATTGATCAACTGGAACGACACTGCCAATCCCGACTGGCAAGAACAGTTGACCACTATACTAAATGCTGCATTGGTGAGCAATCAACAAATTGGTAACCCTGGTAATACTAATACTGTCAACGGAATCGAAACTGACGAATACAGTATCAATTTACCATCGGGAGTTATTCCTCGAGTAAGTTTTAATGCCATAGTAGAAAACAGTCAAACTCCGTTTGAAGCCATAAGTGCCACAACTGTTGGGCAATCATATATCTATGAACCAGCCCCGGTTCCATCGGGAAAGTTCAATATACTATATCGCAACGATAATTTGGGCAACGGCAGCAACAACACAGGATTTTTCTTGTATTTCAAACAAGGTTCACTGGCCACACAAGATTTTAATCTACAACAAAGTTTGCCCAATCGAATAGTAAATGTAAACTACAACAACATCAACAACAACGATGTTTGGTTGTATCAGTTGGATGTAAACGGCAACCCCACTACTGCCTGGAGCGCAGTTCCTGCAGTGGCCGGCATCAACGTGATTTACAATCAAAGCACCAATAGAAATTTGTATCAAGTCAACAGTCGCACAAACGATCAAGTGGATTTGGTATTTGGCGACGGCAGCTTTGCCAATTTGCCACAGGGCATTTTTAGATTATTTTATAGAACCAGTAACGGACTACAATACAAAATAACTCCCGACGAGATGCAGAGTGTTACTATACCTATTAATTACGTAAGTAGAAACAACACAGTAGAAACTCTGACCATTACTGCAAGTCTTTATTATACAGTTTCAAATGCACAAACAAGAGAATTAATTGAAGATATTCGTGCACGTGCACCGGCACAATATTACACACAAAATCGCATGATCACCGGGGAAGATTACAATCTTTTCCCGTACACCAACTTCAGCAGTATACTGAAAGCCAAAGCCGTCAATCGCACCAGCAGTGGTATAAGTCGATATCTAGATGTATTAGATGTTACCGGCAGCTATTCAAGCACAAATATATTCTGCGACGACGGATGGTTGTATCAGCAGGCCCCAACAGCCAGTACACAGTTCAGTTTTGCAACTGCAAATGATTTATATGAAGTACTCTACAACACTGCAATACCGTTGTTGAGTAGCAAAGATGTGTTGCATTTTTACTATGCAAACTTTCCGCGATTCACGCCTACAAACACCTATTGGTATTTGCAATCAAATAGCAGTAACAGCAGTCAAGGTTACTTTGTAAACAACTCCAACGCAATTTATCAAATTGGACTTGGTGTTAGCAGCAATTTACAATATATAACAACCAGCGCACTATTAAGATTTAATGCTGGTGCCGGCAAGTACTTTGACGCACAAAACAACATTCAAACTGGTACACCACAATACCCCAGTCAAAACACCTATCTCTGGGCCAAGGTGGTAATGGCCAATGCGGGGATGCCGGTACAACTAAGTAAAAATCTTCCCAGTGGCGCAGTGCTAGACACTATTATTCCAGTATTTAAAAACGACTTACCGGGTGCTGCTTTTAATTCTACAATAATAAATTTACTTCAAAGCTACCAAAACATCGGCTTGAGTTACAATGTCACAACACAAAGCTGGCAAATTATACAACCAAAAGATTTAAATCTTGGAGCATTTAGTTTGACCAATCAAGGCGATACCAGCGGCATGGGCTTGGACGCAAGTTGGATCCTGGCATTTACCTACAACGGCATAAGTTATAATCTAGCACATCGTGGCCTACAGTATGTTTTCCAGAGTGCCGGAGAAACACGTTTTTACTTCGATCCCGAAGTCAAAGTCTACAACAGTAAAACTGGATTGACTATAACCGATCAAGTTGTGGTACTAAAGACCAATAGCGAACCCGACAGTGCTACTCCTATCGGCGAAGATCAAACTTGGTATATCTATGACAATGTGGTCAATGCCGATGGCTACGTAGATAATACGCAGGTCTTGGTCACGTTCCCGGATACCAACAATGATGGCGTTCCAGACAACCCTGACCTGTTTACCAACATTGTTGCACCCACAGTCAATCCCACAATGAAGTATGTGTTCTTCCAACAAGTTACAGATCAAAATACCGATCTTGGAGACTTTTTAACCATTGCTCCGGTAGACAACACAACCATAGTTACAACACTAGCAACAAAAGCCGCAATCAATGCTGCATTGACATTGTATACTAACGGGCAGGTATTTTATGCCACCGCAGAAAATAATTTTTATCAATTGACAATTACTGTGTCTGGCGGAAATACAACCAGAACACTAACACAGGTGACAAATTATGTTGCCGAAGTTGGCAGACAAGATTTGTATTTTCAATATAGACATGCCAGCCCCAATGATAGACGTATTGATCCAAGTCCAAATAATATAATGGATTTATATATTCTAACACAACAATACGCCAATGACTATTTGTCATGGATACAAGACACAACCGGCACAGTGTCAGAACCGTCGCCGCCAACCAATGACGAGTTGCAGACCCAATACGGGTCAGGAGCAAATGGCTTGCAAAATTTCAAACCATTGAGCGATACTATAGTTTATAACGCAGGAAAATACAAACCGTTGTTTGGTAAAAAGGCCGATGCAAACTTGCAAGCAACATTTAAAATTGTGAAAAATCCCAATGTAACAGTCAGCGACAATGATGTTATCAGTCAAACTATTTCGGCAATCAATACGTTTTTTAATACTGCCAATTGGAATTTTGGCGATACATTTTATTTCAGCGAATTAAGCACATATTTACACAATCAATTGGCTCCAAATGTTGCAAGTATTATCATAGTACCGTCAAGTACCGATCTTGCATTTGGAAGTTTATTACAAATAAACTCCAATTATAATGAAATTATGATCAGCGCTGCTACAGCAGATAATGTACAAATTATTAGTGCTATAACAGCAGCACAAATTAATCAAACCCTTGCGGGACTAGGAATTGTAATTTAATATGGCACAAATAGTAACCAGTAATTTTTTACCAGAAACATTTAGAACTCCAGCCAATCAAAAGTTTTTAAACGCAACTTTAGATCAGCTGGTAACACAACCCGACCTAAGAAACATCAATGGATATGTGGGTCGTAAATTTGCGCCCACATTTAAAAGTACCGACAACTATGTACCTGAACCAACTGCACAACGACAAAATTATCAACTTGAGCCCAGTGTAGTAGTTAAAAATCCCAAGACTGGAGATGTAAATTTCTTTAGCAGTTACATTGATTTAGTTAATCAAGTGGGCTATAGTGGCGGACTCAATAACAATCATGATCGTTTGTTCAAAGGCGAGTACTACAGTTATGATGGATTGTTTGATTTTGACAAGTTTGTAAATTTTACACAATACTATTGGCTAGAAAATGGCCCAGGGGTTGTACTGGTATACGGTTCAGAAATTCCAGCACAACAGACTTTTATTGTCACACGCAATCCTGCAACCGGCGCTTATAATTTTAGCACCACAGACGGGGTAGAAAACCCTGTACTGAGATTGGGCTACGGGGGCACATATCAATTCGTAGTCAACCAGCCCGGCTATCCATTCTGGATTCAAACCAGTCCCGGCACCAGCGGAGTGCAACCCAACCAAACCAACATCAGCAGTAGAAATGTGCTTGGCGTAGTTAATAACGGTATCGATGTAGGTACTATTACTTTTACAGTACCACAACCTACGGCACAAGATTTTTACACACAAATGACCTTGGCTGGCAGTGCTGATCTAAGCACAAAACTGCACTATAATCAAATACAAGGAAAAACCCTAAGCAGTATCGCAGCATTGCAGGAATCGGGTATAGATGGTGTAAACAATCCTTATCAATTAAATTTAAAGTCGTTGATATTTGTCAACGGCGATGTTGATCCAAGTTTCTGGACTGTTGATAATGTTACAGTTCCTGTAGCCAATAGATTAAATGCGTGGAACATTACACTAAGCAACGATCCAGATCCGGTTGTTACACTAAATCCCCTGGCACAAGCATTTGCAGTAACTGCCTTACAAAAAGTTTTTGTCAAAGGCGGCGTTACTCGAGCAGAATTTACTTATTACTTAAACCCTGATTATTTACAATATAATGTTTATAATCTAATGTCAACTATTACAGCACCACTAACAAATTTATACTACCAAGATGGTACAGGATCTAGTTATGTGGGACAAATAGATTTATTGGTATTGAGTGATACTACTATAAACATAGACACTGAAATAGTCGGAGCAAAAAATTACAAAAGTCCCAACGGAGTAGTTTTCTCTAATGGATTGACTGTGACTTTTGACTCTAGCGCCAATCCCAGTAGTTATGCTGGCAAAACATATTACGTAGAAGGTGTTGGGACTGCAATACAATTGTTGGACGTAACTTCGTTTCAAACTCCAGATTCTGTAAACGGATTAACTGTTCCTGATTACCTTACTGTAAATCGTGCTTCGGCAGATTTAAATGCTTGGACACGCAGTAACCGTTGGTTCCATGTTGATATTATTACTGCCACTGCTGCTTACAATAACACTACTGCAACACTGGATCAAAATCTAAGAGCAACACGGCCCATTATCGAGTTTGAGGCCAACGTGCAGTTGTACAATTTTGGACGAGTAGCAAAAGCTCCTATAGATATATTGGATTTTTCAATTACCGATGCTCGCAATACAGTGGAACTACAACCTGCAGGACTTGCCATTGGCGGAGTTACTCTTACACAGGGCATGCGAATTGTTTTTGCTAACGACTTTGATCCTACTATAGTAAATCAAATTTTTGTAGTAAACATTGTTTACATTGCGTCATTGTATCCGGGGCCAACTAGTGTTATCAATTTGGTGCCAGCAGAAGATTATTTGGTAAGCCCGAACAACACAGTTGTGACACTGAACGGAACACAGTATCCATATCCGGCCAATACAAATACATATTATCAATTTTGGTTTGATGGCAGCAAATGGCATCCTGCACAGGCAAAGACTTCGGTCAATCAAGCACCTCTATTTGATGTAATTGACGCGAACGGATACAGTCTAGGCGACAATGATGTTTATGTGGGATCTACATTTGCAGGAACAAAGATATTTGCTTATAGCGTTGGTACCGGAGTTGCCGATCCAGTATTGGGTTTTCCGTTAAGTTACAGAAACTTTAATCAAATTGGCGATATACAATTTACAAACAATTTCGACAATGATACATTTAGTTACACCACTACTGGAGAAGTATCGGTTGTTGACAAGAACATCAACACTGCTGGAACATTACAACAAAACATCAGTTTAACCGATTACAATCTAAGAAACTCTTGGACCACAAACAAAGAGACAAGCAAACAGTTCCAAATTATAAGCGGAGTATATGATGGTAATAACCCGTATTTCCAAATAGATATTACAACAAGTTCGGCAGTTACAGTACCATACTTTAGAGTATATCGCAACAGTCAGCCCACAACCGGATATAGTATACAAACCATTGGCGTTAACACCTATGTTCAAGTTACCGATAGCAGTTTGGTCACTGGCGATCAAATTGATATTTTAATTTACAATTCGTCTACAGTCAGTGCGTTAGGCTATTACGAGGTTCCTGAAAATTTAGATTTTAATAGTGCTAACTCAAACTTTACTAGCCTTACACTGGGTCAACTACGTAACCATTTGACAACAATGGTGGCCAACAGTAATCAAATTACCGGAGTAGTTCCTGGATCTAGTAATCTTAGAGATACTCCAATCAAAGCACAAGGCGGAAGCATACTACAACATGCAAGCCCGGTACTATATAGCGAGATATTCTTAGAAGACACCAATGCTAATTTCTTAAAAGGCTTAGATCTAGCCAGACACGAATATAGTAAATTAAAAAATAAAATCATTGAATTAAGTACTAGAACTACCGATTTAGATTATTCAAATATTCCTGCATTACTAGATAAATTATTGTCGCAAATTAATGCAGTTAAAAATAAAACGTTTGCTTGGTACTATAGCGATATGGTTCCTTATGGAAGCAATTATTTAAATACTCTAACTTATACAGTATTAAATGCACAACAAACCGACTACGAGATTTCCAACATCTTTAGTGACACAACACTGAGCAATAGTTCGGTGTTGGTTTATGTAAACGGAGTACAACTAGTTAAAGGACAAGATTACACATTTGATACAACACGTTCGGGTGTAACTATAACTTATCCTTTAAATTTAAACGATGTTATTACCATCAACGAGTATAGCAACACCGATGGAAATTATATTCCAGAGACTCCTACAAAACTGGGATTGTATCCAAAGTTTACCCCAAAAATTTATTTAGACGATACTTATCAAACTCCAATCGATGTAATACAAGGACATGATGGAAGTATTACCCCGGCGTTTGGGGACTATCGAGATCAGTTGTTATTGGAATTTGAAAAACGTATCTACAACAACATA